TACAACCTATTGGGGCATTGGGGATACAGCGAATCCTTGACTGGAATCGCAAAATCCAAGGGTTGGAATGTGAATACAATCATCACCTAAATATCGTAGAGCAAAGGATCAACAATGCCAGAGACATACAAGAGTTTTGGAACTATCTTGAGTACCACAGGACCGACTACCCTGTATACATCAGGTGTAGCCGCATCATTGGTGAATTCTGTGAATTTCAGCAACGCAAGCGCAACGGCGGCGGCAACCGTGACCTTGGAGATGGTCAAGGGTGCAACCGGATTCTCCCTGATAACGGGGATTGCCATACCCACCGCTACCACATTTCAGGCATTGGATGCTCCCATCGTTCTTGAAAGCGGAAACTCCTTGCGTGCAACGGCAGGCGCATCGGGGTACATCCATGTAATCACATCCTTGATGGAAATATCCTGATTCTTTGCTGTCGTTGCCTTCAGCGATGCTAAATACATTCTGACTTTGGTCATCAATATGGAGATACAAGATGCAGACTACGATTGAACAGCCGGTTAATGCCGTCATTTCGGGGACACCCACAAACACAAGCAAGAACACCAAGACGATCACCCTGTGCATGATCGTAAAGGACGAGGCTAGGGTCATCGAAAGATGCCTTGCTTCCGTGCTTCCCATCATCGACAATTGGGTCATTGTTGACACGGGTTCGACCGATGGAACGCAGGACAAGATTCGCAAGTTCTTTGAGAATGTCGGCATTCCTGGCAAACTATACGAGCGTCCTTGGAAGGACTTCGGTCACAACCGCAGCGAGGCACTTGAACTTGCTCGTACTGAAGGCGACTATTCCTACATGATCGATGCGGACGAGGTTCTTGTCTTTGAACCAGGCTTCGATCCCGATGCATTCAAGGCAAGCCTGAACGCCGACCTGTACAACATCTTCGCGCAGTACGGTGGGACAAAGTACCATCGTCCGCAGATGACAAGCAACAAGAAGAAGTTCTACTATCGCGGCATCCTCCATGAGTATGTCGATTGCCATGACGAGATTCAGACACGCGACTTTGCCCGTGGATTCATGAACACTCCGATTCAGGATGGCAATCGCTCAAGCCAGACCGGCAAGTATGAGCGTGATGCGGAGCGTTTCGAGGAAGCCCTGAAGGGTGAAGTCGATCCAAAGGACTTCAATCGCTACCACTTCTACCTTGCACAGTCCTACCGCGACTCGCAGCAATGGGAGAAGTCTCTTGCTGCATACATGAAGCGTGCCGAACTCGGTGGATGGAACGAGGAAGTGTTCTATTCGCTGTATCAGGCAGGTCGCATCATGGAAATCCTCAACAAGAACATCGATGAGATCATCAAGGTGTACTTCAATGCTTATCAGGCTGCTCCTTATCGCGCAGAGAGCCTGTGGGCTGCTGCCCGTCTTTGCCGACTGAACATCCGTTTCGATCAGGCATACACATTTGCCAAGCAGGGTCTCAAGTGCCGTTGCCCCGAAGGTGCGCTCTTCATTGCGGCTCCCGTGTACGAGTGGATGTTGCTTGACGAGTTTGCGATTGCCGCTTATTGGGCAGGGCATTTCAAGGAATCCCGACAGGCATCTGTTGCCTTGTTGCAGCAGAATCGGTTCCCGCCCGACCAGAAGGAGCGGATTGAGGCAAACCTGAAGTTTGCAACGGAAGAACTGATGAACAACTAAAGGAGGCATCTTGCCTTCACCTCATCCAAGCGTTTTTCTGCCAAGGGACGGTGGTTCGGACTCCATACGAACCACCGTTTCCATTGGTTTTTCAGCGGACTTTCCTGAAGGAACTGTCGTTTGCTCATGCTCCGATGGGAAAATCCGTCCTTGCTCATCAAGCCATCCCAATGATCCGATGTTGGGAATCGTTGAAAGGTTACATCCTCCGATGAAAACCGAGGCGGATGTCGTTCTTTCTGGCTTGGTGCGAATCGAATGGATAGAACACGGAAAGACATACCATCTTGCAGGTGACGGTACGCTCTCAACGGAAGGTTCCAATCCCGTATTGCAGGGAATCAAGGCAGGAGAGGGGATGTTCACTCGTCCGCAGGAGAACAAGCATGAAATGCCGACAGGTACGCTTCTTCCCTTTGCGGGAAAATCAATTCCACGGGGCTGGCTTTCTTGCGATGGTTCCTTCATAGATCAAAGGAATTACCCAAGACTCCATTCGTTGCTCTTGGAGGATGTCAAGAGCGTCAAGGCGCAGATAGTCAGCGCATCCTCCTCGCTCATGGTTTTGTCATACAGAGGAACAATGATGGCAGGAACCTTGCTGTCAATCGAAACCTTGGGATGGCGCGGCACGGGAATAGTTGTCTCCTGCCACGAAGGTCTGTTGACCATTGCAGCATCGGATGAACTTCCCAAGGTCAGTCAAGTTGCAGGAGGAGTTTGTATGCTTTCCTCATTGGATTTGTCCATGATCCCTCTCCCTCTGAAGAATGAGGACGGGATGACATGGATTGTTAAAACTTGATTCCGATTGAGTGATGGTTAAAAAAGTCTAAATAGCATCGGAGGATTCCGATGGCGACAATCAATACACGGCAGAAACTGGTGGACTATTGCCTGCGGCAGTTGGGCGCACCTGTCGTAGAAATCAATGTCGATGATGAGCAAGTGGATGATCGCGTTGACGATGCCCTTCGCTACATGTCGGAATACCATTTTGATGGAGTCGAACGGGTATACCTCAAGTATCAACTGACTCAAGCGGACATCGACAGAAAATACCTCCTTCTTGAGGCAGACAACTCCGCAAGCATGAGTTATGGTGATCGCTACCAGACCATGAACGAGGCTGGCTTGACAGGTGGAACTCCCGCACACCTTGCAGGGGGCGTTGTTCCAATCGACAACCTCATCACAAGCGTCACCAAGATATTTCACATTTCGCAGCAGACAATCGACATGTTTGATGTCCGTTATCAATATGCCCTGAATGACCTCTACACCTTTGGAACGATTGACCTTGTTCAATATGACTTGACGCAGCAATACCTTTCGTTGCTTCGGCAGTTCCTGTCGCCAGACAAGCAGGTCGAATTCAGCAGGGTGACGAACCGCCTTGAGATACACATGGATTGGCGAATCGTCAAGCCTGGTGCATACCTCATCATCGAATGCTACCGCATACTTGATCCTCGCGTCCATCCCGAGATATACGAGGATCGAATGCTGAAGAAGTACCTTACCGCCCTTATCAAGCGGCAATGGGGAACCAACATGAGCAAGTACAGCGGCATCAAGATGCCAGGCGATGTCACTCTTCGTGGTGTTGACATCGCCACGGAAGCACAGAAGGAAATAGACGAAATCGAGAAGGAGATCATCACGAAGTACGAACTCCCCGTAGATTTCATGATGGGATAAGATGGCAATAAACCCATATTTCAACAAGTTCAACAATCGCTCCGAGCAAAATCTCGTAGAAGATTTGACTATTGAAGCCATCAAGATTCATGGCATTGAGATGTACTACATCCCGAGAACGATGGTTCACAAGGACGATTTCTTTGGAGAGGCAGCATACTCGAAATTCACAACATTCAAGATAATAGAGATGTACATGGACACCACCACCGCATTTGAAGGTGGTGACCAATTCACCAAGTTCGGCTTTGAAGTGAGAGACAGCGTGAAGTTCACAGTTTCCCGAAAGCGGTTCAAGCGGGAAACGGGAATGGAAAGACCGATGGAAGGAGATTTGCTCTTTCTTCCTCTCAACAGGGGTCTTTTTGAGATAAAGTTCGTAGAACATGAAAATCCATTTTATCAACTAGGCAAACTCGTTTCATATCAAATGACCTGTGAACTCTTCCAATACAGCGAGGAAAAGATGGACACGGGTGTGGAAGAATTGGATGCTGTCGAAGAGGTTGCCTTCAAACTTCAACTCGCGTTAGGAGCAACAGGTGGAACAGGAACTTTTGCAAAAGGCGACCTCGTTTATCAGCCTGCGGGTGGGTCGATTACGGGAAACTTTTCGGCGGCGGCTGCAAAAGCAACCGTTTATGCTTGGAACCCGAACGAACCGACAAGCATGGTTTTGGTGGATTCGCTTGGTGGCTGGAGCCTCACGGGAGGATATGTAACCAAGTCCGACAATGCAGCATACTATCGCATCGCTGCAACAGGAAGCAACGAAGCCTTTGGAACATTGGTTGACAACACCAACGATAAAATACAGACAGAGGCAGACAGTTTCCTCAACTTCGATGAGAACCATCCGTTTGGAGAGCCGTAATGTTTGAATACTACTATCACGGCACTATAAGAAAGGCAGTAGTTGCCTTTGCCAACCTTTTCAATGACATTCACATTGCGAGGTACGACTCAAACAAGGTGGAAGTCGAGCGAATAAAGGTTCCCATTGCATATGGTCCGAGGCAAAAGTTCATTCGCAGACTTGAGCGGATAGGCACGGATTTCGATCAAGCAGCGGTAAAACTTGAGACATATCTTCCCAGGCTTTCCTTTGAGATGCAGAACATCACATTCGATGCCTCAAGGAAATTGTCAACCATGAATTCCACGGTTGCTGCATTGAACTCCTCGCAAGTCAAGCGAAGATACGAAAGAGTCCCGTACAACATCGATCTCTCGTTGAGCATCATGACCAAGAACACGGAAGATGCCCTTCAGATATTTGAACAGATAATCCCTTACTTTCAGCCCGAATACACGGTATCGCTGAACATGAATGACACCGACATGGATGTAGATGTGCCTGTAGTGTTCAAGAATGCCGTGCTGTCGGAAGGGGATGATGGAAGTTACGGCGACTATGGTACGAGGAAAGTGACGATCATGACGCTTTCCTTCACCATGAAACTCTACCTTTACGGACCGATCAAGACAGTCGGTGTCATTCGCTCCACTCAAGTCAGCCTCACGCCAAAAAGCGGTGCCGAGGGCATCACGGCTGCGTATGGTCCTTCGGGTTCAAACATCAGAATCACCACGCAAGCAGTCACGGGAGCGACAGGATACACGCCAGGAACCACAGGTCAGGTAAGCGTGAACATAATACAATTCTAAAGGATCATCATGGGAAATGTCGATGAGAATTTGTCCGATGCCTTGGGCTTGCCAAAGCCCGAACCAGAACCAAAGCAGGAAATCATCCAAGCAGAAGTCAAGACCGCGAGGATAACAAGAACCGATGCCGAAAGGGACTACACCGAGGTCAGGGACAACCTGAAGCGAATCATAGAGAAGTCCGAGGAAGCGGTCGAAAACTTGCTGGAAGTGGCGGCAGAGAGTCAGGAACCCCGCGCATACGAGGTCGTGGCACAGTTGATATCCTCTGCACTTGAAGCAAACAACAAGTTGATGCACCTTCACAAGCAGATCAAGGACATCAAGCGAGAGGAGCCTGGCAAGACAACGAATGTCACGAACAACAGCATCTTCGTTGGCAACACGGCTGACTTGCAGAAGATGATTCGCAACATGAACACCAAGGTTCTTGAAGATTCGAAGGAAAACGCGAACGGGGACAGCGATGCCGCGCAAGGACGGTGACAGTTACCTAGGCAATCCCCTACTCAAGGGACCGAATGTCCAACTGCAATACACGAACGAGCAGTTGGCGGAATATGTCCGTTGCTCAAAAGACCCAATCTACTTCCTTGAAACCTACATGAAGATCGTGTCCCTTGACCAAGGACCGATTGTCTTCAAGATGTATCCCTTCCAAAAGAAGATCGTCAAGGCAATACACTCAAATCGTTTCGTCATTTCAAAGATTCCTCGTCAGAGTGGCAAGTC